TTAACGCCCGCGACCTGGACTGTATACACCCACAATAAAAATATTTGCTAAAGTGAAGCTGGCTGTATATAGCCCGATATGTCCGTTTTGCCCTAGTTTGTAAGTGAGGTGTATCACATTTATAAAGATTTTTTACCAGAAAACGGGAAATGGAGTTAATTTCCCGCCTTATATATAGTAGGGGAGTAAAACGAACCGCTTTAAGTTTTACGACCACATCGCTTCGGTAAACCTTCGCGATGCCCCCTAAGGGCGAGTGAAGGTTTTACCCCTCAGTCGCTGTAGCTCCTTCGGGAGTTACCAGACAACATACGCAAGCGGCAGGTGTAGTGTAATATTATCTCCAGTATAATATTCTGGGCCTAGTAAAATTAAAAAAATTTACTCTCGGCGCTTATCCACAGGTTTATCCACAGGGGAGTTAAATGGCTGAGAACTCAGCAGATATCGGCAAGCGGATTATTCTTACATCCGTAGCAGAAGGTATGACAATAGAGCAAGCCTGTGCCTCCGCCGGTAAATCCATTAAGACTTATGAGTACTACCGCAGGACAGACAAGATATTCTCAGACAAGGTAGATAGAACCCGCCTAGGTCTAAGGGATAAGAACTTCGCATTAGGTGATGTAAATGAGATTACCTTCGCCCAGTTCAGGGATCGCTTCTTACATAATAAGACCTTCCCCCATCAACAAAATTTAGTAGATATGATTGAGGTTGGGCAACCCTCTTGGTTGCACCCCTCTATGAAGTATGAAAAAGGATTAGCTAATAACCGCATACTTCTAAACATTCCACCCAACCACGCCAAGTCAATGACTATTACAATTGACTACGTCACCTGGCAGGTTTGTAAGAACCCAAACTTTAGAGTCTTAATAGTTTCCCAGACTCAAAGATTAGCCGCAGACTTTTTATACGCTATAAAGCAAAGACTTACCCACCCACAGTAGGAGGCCCTCCAGTCAGCTTACGCTGCCGGTATTGGCTTTAAATCTAAGAGCGCCTCCTGGCAAGCAACTCGCGTTACCTTCGGTGATGAATTGCGTGAATCTGGTGAGAAGGATCCCAATATAGAAGCAGTTGGTATTGGCGGTCAGATCTACGGTAAAAGAGCAGATATGATTATAGTAGATGATGCTGTAACTCTATCCAATGCTAATGACTTTGAACGACAGATCAAGTGGTTAACCCAAGATGTTAGATCTCGTCTTAACCCCACAGGTAAACTTATTATCATAGGTACCCGTGTTGCCTCAGTTGATTTATATAAAGAACTACGCAACAACGATAGATATCCTGGTGGCCTAGTACCTTGGTCCTACCTAGCAATGCCAGCTCTACTTACAGTAGATGATGATCCCGATAAGTGGGAAACCTTATGGCCCGCATCAGATCAACCCTTTGATGGTCAGAAGGAAGAAGAGAAGGATCCAGTAACTAATCTTTACCCAAGATGGAATGGGCGTAACCTATATAACGAACGCCAATCTATGGATGCTTCCACCTGGGCTTTGATTTACCAGCAACAAGACATATCAGATGATGCGGCCTTTGACCCAGTCTGTGTTCGTGGATCTATTGATGGTATGCGTAAGGCAGGTAGATTAACCGCAGGTCATCCTGGACACCCAAGAGATTTAAATGGCTTTACCTTTATCTGCGGACTAGATCCTGCGATGGTAGGAGATACAGCAGCTATCTGTTATGCAATTGATAGAGCTAGTAACAAACGCTATATCGTAGATGCTATTAAGATTACTAGGCCTAGCCCTGCTGCTATTAGAAATTTAATATTTGACTGGACATCCTTGTATGGTCCTAGTGAGTGGATAGTAGAGAAGAACGCATTTCAATCTTTCTTAACACAAGATGAAGGTATTAAGATGCACTTAGCATCTAAAGGTGTACAGTTTAAAGAACACCATACTGGTAGTAATAAATGGGATGCAGGTTTCGGTGTTGCATCTATGGCTACCTTATTTGGTACTAAGCAATTTGATGGTAAGCACCATAGGGATAACCTAATACATTTACCTTCAGATCAAACTGAAAACATTAAGGCTCTAATAGAGCAGTTAATTACTTGGTCTCCTACGACTAAGGGTAAGACAGATATGGTAATGGCTCTTTGGTTCTGTGAGATCAGAGCAAGAGAGATGCTCAACTATGGTAAGTACCAGACACACCATCTTAAAAATCCATTCCTATCAAAGTATGAACAAAGCAAGAGAACAGTCGTCAACCTAGACGAACTCTTTGCTGAGAAGGAACGTACATTCATCTAAGGAGTTAAAATGGCACAAAAGAAAACGGTAGATTATAGAGCTGGATCTGCTTTATTAAAAAAACAATTAGCAGATAGAGCTGGAAAAAAAGTAAGTTTTCCTAGTAAAAAAAATCAAAAAAATTTAATTGACTTAGGTGTAACTGTAGGATCTATATTAGCACCAGGAATTGGCGCAGCAGCAAAAGGTGCTTCTGTTGCTAAAGCAGCAAGAACGGCAATTGCTAAGAAAACTCCTTACGTAAAGGTTACAACAGGTACGCAAGGTAAAAATATGAATATTAATTTAAAAACACCAGGTGCTAAAAAATCTGGCTCACCAAAAACGGGAACAAAAGCAAGAGTTCAAAAGGTCGTAAACCCTAGACGTGGAGAATCAGGTCAGGTTTCTGCGGCAAAATTAAGAGCAGAAAAGAAAAGAAAACAATCTTTAGCAGTTCCTGCTGCTGCTGTTACTGGATATCAAGTTCGCAAAGAACAAGAAAAATCTAAGAATAAAGGTAAATAATTGTTATCAACTAAAGAGGTAGTCTCAAAGATAGATCGGTTGAAGAACCGCTATGCAGCTAGAGACCAGCGTATGCGCGATGTTCTTTCTGTGCGCCAAGGTGATATATCAAAAGTATATCCAGCTATGTTCTCAGAGGATTACCCAAAGCCTTTAGTTGCAAACTTTGTAGATGTAGCAGCCCGTGATCTAGCAGAGGTAATGGCACCACTGCCATCCTTTAACTGTGCAGCAACCAATATGGTATCTGATACCCAACGCCGTGCTGCTGATACTAGAACTCGTATTGCAAACTATTATGTTTCATCATCTGATCTACAGATTCAAATGTATACCGGTGCTGATTACTTTAATACCTACGGTCTATTGCCAGCAATGATTGAAATGGATTATGAGACAAACAATCCTCGTATCCGTTTATTAAATCCTTTTGGTGTATACCCTGAGGTAGACCGCTTTGGTCGTTGCTTATCTATATCACAGATTATTGCATCCGATGCTGAGAGTATCGCTTCCCAATATCCTGAGTTCTACGATCAGATAGTTGGCAAGACAGTTTATTCTTACGCTTCCCCTTACCTATCTATCGTTAGATACCACGATAAAGATCAAGACTTAATTTTTATACCAGAGCGTAATAACTTAGTTCTATCTAATACACCTAACCCAGTCGGTAAGTGTTTAGCAAGGGTTGCACTTCGTTCATCCTTAGATGGTGAAGCTCGTGGACAATTTGATGATGTTCTATCTGTTCAGTTAGCCCGTGCTCGTTTTGCAGTATTACAGATCCAAGCAGCAGAAAAATCTATTCAAGCACCTATCGCTATTCCACAAGATGTTCAAGAGTTAGCACTAGGACCTGATGCGATTATGCGTTCTGCTAATCCACAAGGTATTCGTAGAGTTCCACTAGAACTACCAGCAGGAGTCTTTACAGAGTCAGGTGTACTAGAGCGTGAGTTAAGATTGGGTTCTCGCTACCCTGAATCTCGTTCAGGTAATATTGATGCCTCTGTTGTTACAGGTCGTGGAGTACAAGCATTACAAGCTGGCTTTGATACACAAGTTAAAGCAGCACAAGCACAGTTCGCTAGATTATTCCAAGAGTTAACCTCACTTTGCTTTGAAGTAGATGAGATTGTCTTTGGTAATATGACCAAGACTATTAAGGGAACCGATGACGGTACACCTTATACAATGAAGTACACACCATCTCGTGATATTAAAGGCGAGTATGGCGTAGATGTACGTTACGGCATTATGTCTGGTATGGATCCTAACCGTGCCATCATTGCATTACTACAAATGCGTAGCGATAAGTTAGTGTCCCGTGATTATGTTCGCCGAGAAATACCAATGGAGTTAAATGTTACGCAAGAAGAACAAAGAGTTGACATTGAAGAAATGCGTGATTCTCTTAGGGTTGCTGTTGCTCAGTATGCACAAGCTATTCCCGCACTTGCTGCCCAAGGTCAAGACCCATCTCAAATCATTACGAGAATTGCCGAAGTAATCCAAGGCAGACAAAAAGGTTTCCAATTAGAAACTATTATAGAAAAAGCATTTGCACCAGAACCACAGCCAGTAGCACCAACAGCACCGGCACTTCCAGAACAGTCTAGTATTCCAGCAGTAGGAACGGCCCCCGTTCCTGCCTCGCAGCCAACTGAACAACAACAAAGCGGAGAGGCCCCTGCTGCTGGACCTAGACCTGACATCGCACAACTACTCGCCTCCATTGGCGGAGCAGCATAAAATAAGGAGGTGAAAATGAAAAAGGGAACATTTCAAAAGTCTGTAGAGGTCAAGCCTGTACAAGGTAAGATGGATACAGCCAAGCCAGCAGGTGGAGAAGTTAAGTTCGGCTACACACCAGCAGGCCGCAAAGGAACAAAAGCGTAATTATTTTAAAGACGGGAGTACTGGGTGAATAACGATAACAATCTTAATCGCCCAGTACGACTGTCTGACTATCTAGTAATAGTATCGGGATTCTTTTTAAATTTAACATCAGTAATAGAAGCACTTGCAGATGATCTGCACCAATTAGCTATCTATAATTCAACTCAGAAAAGCCAAGAAGAAAAAATCTGGCAACAATTTTCGCAAGATTTAGAAACTTTAAAGGAGGAATAATGGCAAGAGGTCCATTAGCTGGCGCATCAGGCCCAGGTAAATTCTCCAAAAGAACAGATATGAGTTTAGGTTCAACATCATACGGAGAAGGCGGCGAGACTGCCGCACTCAATACAGCAGCGCCAAAGTCAAAGACTCGTGGTGTAGCAGATGATGTAGGTGGAAGACCATCTAATCCATTAACTCCAGTAACACCACTATATGCACCATCGCAAAGACCAGAAGAACCCATTACTACTGGTGTTGATATAGGAGAAGGCGCTGGCGCATCATCACTTATGATGCAATCACAGTTTGCTAATCGTAAATTATCAGATGTTTTAGCAGAGATGATTCCTTACGACACTACCGGTGAGATCCAATATCTTTATCAGAACGCTTTATCTAGAGGTAATTAATGTCTGAGAGCTTAAAAGCAGCAGCATATGCGGCAGGGTTATCAGAGCAAGATAAAAGAAGAATAGATAACCTAAGTAAAGCATTAACTGTACATAAAAACTTACTTGCTATGCCAGCAGAAGCGGCTAACGCAGTATATAAATCTTTGCCACAAGCACAACAAGAAAACCTTGTGCAAAATTTTGGCAATGAAACTGAAGAAGAGAAGCCAAAACAAGGCTGGCTTGGTACTGCTAATCACTATACTTTTTATCAAGCATATAAAGGTTTAAATTTTTTAGCAGATAGGGTTAGTCAAACCTATCGTGCTGTTGCTATCCCATTAGTAGAACGTGGTCAAATTGGCTTTGCTTGGGATGAAGCAGGCAAAGATGGCGAGAAAGTATATAACACAGGCCGTATTGAAGCAGCCACTAAAAAATATGGCGATGCTCAAGTCAAGATTGCACAAAAAATCAGTGAAGGTGCTGATATAGCGGATCTAATAAACAATGCTACTGAAGAAGAAAAATATTATCTTCGTATAGCAGATCCTACAAATGATGCAGGAAAGAATGACAGAGAAGCAAGAGAAGAATTTGATGAAGCGTTAAATGCTGTCAATGCTGCCAAATTCTCACCTGGTCGTCAACTAGCAAATATTATTGATGTAGTAACTCCTGGTGATTTGTATGAACAAGGCTTCTTTTATAAAATGGTATCAGGAGTTGGCGATGCAATATTTCGTCTACGTACTGATCCATTTATTGTATTAAGTAAAGCGAAAAAACTTTACGATTTAAATAATTATTCAGTGCAAGTAGTTGCCGCACAAGCTGGTGGCAAGGGTGTAAAGTTTGATAAATACTTTGATCAACCATCAACAATTGCTTTATGGGATCAAGCTGGTGTACCTCTTAAAAAATTAATAGAGTCTAAAGGTGTAAATCCTCAAGCAGCAGCAGAGGCAAGAAAAGAACTTTCTGTCCTTTTGCCAGAGTTTGGTCGTTCTGTAATAGATGAATTTATTAAAGGACCAACTCCAATTACAAGCGCCAGTACTGCTAAGGCTTGGTTTGAAAATACCAGAGATGTTATGAAAGTTGTAGCAGAAGGGTCAATAGCTCGTCAAAGAGTTATTCTACCTCGTCTAACCCCTGCTCGTAAGTTAAGAAGAAAAGTTCTTACCGAAACAAATAAAGTATTTGACATTAGTAAAGTATCACCTAGTTTGGTAAATGCAGTATTTGGTTCTCCTGATAACGCAGACGGTATACTTGACGACCTTGTTAAATTAGAACCAGGTAAATTAAAAGAAGCACTAGACGGTGTTCGGGTAAAAGGCTCTGCTAGATTTAGTTCTCTTCAAATAGCAACTGGCTTAGATAAGATTAAAAGATCATTAACTCCAGTACCAATGTTTAAAAATGAGGAATTTGATCTTCTTGCAAAAGATGCTCCTGATCAAATATACCGACTCGCAGCAATATTTGCACCCACAAATTTTGCAACATTAATGAAAGAATTGTATGCTGGCACAGATTCTGTGGCTAAGAAAATGAGTATTTATCAAGGCTTGTTAAAACAAACTAATAATGCAAGAGGTTTAGATTTAACAGATACTGGAAATACTGTATCTAGAATGTACGCTAACAAAGGTAATGTTCGGCACGGTTTAGGTGATGGTGAATTATCTAAAAAAGCGTTATTACCTAGCGAAATGAATACCACTGTTTCTGCACCAAGCCTTGTAGATTTAGATATCTTAGCAGGCAAAAGCACTATTGCTAAATTTGTACTAGGCACAGCTAATAGTAAATGGGTAGAAACTATGACCAATGGTTGGTCATTCTTAACTCTAGCTGGTCCTCGTTATGCAATCCGTAATGCTGGAGAAGATTTAATGGTATCTCTGGCTATGGGTACAAGCCCTTGGGGACTTGCAAAGCAAAGATATACTGCTACTAGATTAAACACAGCCTTGCAATCAGTTAAAGGATTAGACAAATTAGAAGCCTTTGCTGCTAATCCACTTGGCGTAATGATGCGATTTATTAATAAAAAAGAAGCAGAAGTAAACGCTGCTAGAATAAAAGCAATTGACTTAGATATAATTAATAATAGAGAAGAACTATTCCAACTTAAAAAAGAACTTGGCAGTATGAATGTTCTAACCTTTGATACTAAGAAGTCAGAGGAAATCACATCTAAAATAGCAAAACTAGAAGATAAGATCCAGGGTGGAGTTGCTGGTCAAACCAGAAAAATACTAGCCGAATCTTTATCTAAGGGTAAGATAGATACTTTCCTACGCCAGTTTGGTATTAAAGTAATAGATGATGAATCTATAGAGATACTAACTGAACAGATAATTTACGGTAATATAGATAACCTATTAGCAGAGGTATCTGAAGGTGGTATGAACTTTGCTACCGGTGCTACTTATAATGAATCAGTATTGCAGTTAGTTAAAGATTTAGGTGTTGACGTTAGACCACTTAGACTGGATTTAACTACTGCTACTAAACAGTATAGAGCATCTGCAAATGTAGCAGGTTTTGGCACTAGAGCAATTACTAGCGATAAGAGCGAAGCATCATTAATTGGATATCTATTACGTCTTAGATTTTACGGTAACGATGAATTAGGTTCTCTTGCTTTAGCAAATGCAGATTTACCTGATGATCAGGTAATGACGATTCTTCGTAATTGGTTACAAAGTTCAAGGGGTAAGCAATTAAAGTCCGAAGCAACTGCTGTAAGTGAACTTGATATAGATGATATTAGATATGCTAGGGAAGTTCTTACTAGAGCCAAGGAATTAGTTACCAAAAGAGGCGATGGCGATATAAACAAAAATCTTTTAGATAAGATTCGCGAGTATGATCCATCTGCTCCTTTAGGCAAAGGTGTAAATACTTACACTATCTCTGGTAAATTAAGCTTAGATGATGTTAGAGGCATAGATCTTCAGGATCTACCAGCAGAATATGTTGGACCAGAACTTGTACCAGTTGTTGAAGAATCACAACGTACTTACAACCTAATGAAGAATGGTTGGGTATGGCTTGGTCTTGCCAATGCTCGTATCTCTCGTCAACCTATGGCATTATATGAATCAATCCGTATTCGTAAAGAAATGCGAAGTACTGGATTTGAACAAAAGTTTATTGATGAGTGGACTAAAGGTACTCAAAAAGGAACTCTTAATTATCAGGCTGGTGTAAAAGCAGCCAAGACAGAGTTAGCTAAAGCGGCAGAAGAAAGAGCTATTATGCAGGTTCTATCTTATGTAGATAATCCTTTAATTAGATCTCAAGGTTCATTCGCAGTACGAAACTGGGCTAGATTCTATCGCGCTCAAGAAGATTTCTACAGACGTTTAGGTCGTCTTGCTAAGTACAACCCAGAAGCATTTGCTAGAGCAGCAGCCACATTTGATGGAATAGATCATAATGGATTTATTCAAAAAGATGAAAACGGTGATGCTTATTTTGTTTATCCTATGATGGCTCCTGGATACAGAATAATGCAGACTGCATTAGCAGGAATGGGAATACCACAAGACTTTAAGGTTCCATTTCCAGTACAATTTGGTGGATCTGTAAAGATGTTAACACCATCTTTAAATCCAGATTCAATTCTTCCAACATTCTCTGGACCATTAGCGGCTCTTTCTGTAACAACATTAGGTAATCTTATTTCATTACCTTTCCAAGGTTCACAGCAAAACGTAGATACCATAACAGGTATGGTGTTAGGTAAGTATGCAGTAAATCAACCATTCCTATCTAGGTTAATGCCAGCACACGTTAATAGAGGGCTTGCTCTAATGAGTCAAGATGACAGAGATTCCCAATACGCCTCTGCTTATCGTAAAGCAGTTACATACTTAGAGGCATCTGGCAATGGTTTACCAAAAAAGTTAGATGCAAGCGGTAACTTAATAGCACCTTCTATTGCCGAAAGAGAAGCATATAGGGAGAGATTAAAGAACGCTACCTTATCTGTCCTTGCTCTTAGATTTACATTTGGTTTCTTTGCGCCAGCTTCAGTCCAAACTGAACTTAAATCAGAGATGGCTGAATGGATTAAAGATTCTGGTAAATCAAATTGGAAAGAAGTATGGTATAAGTTATACGAAAAGAATAACTTTGATAAAGATATTGCAATGGCAAAATGGGTAGAACTATATCCTAACCAAGTTCCATATACAGTGTCTGAATCAGATCGTAAAACTGTAGCTATCTTTCAGTCAGCAGAAGATTCTGGTAAATTCGTAGAAGATAACCAAGAGTTATTTAATACCTATAAAGAGGGCGCTGCTTTCTTAATACCTAATGAGGGTGCTTTCTCCTACGATGCTTATAGAACTATGAAGACTATGGGCCTTAGAGAGAACAAAAGAGTAGAAGATCATTTAGTGCAAGTACAAGCGGCAGCAGATGCTGAGATATATTATGAAAGAAAAAACAAACTTGATGCAACACTGTCTAATATTGCTGATCCTCAAATAAGAAAAATATTCCGCCAACAATATAACACTTGGAAAGATACTTATATGGCAGGTCGCCCGATGCTAGAAGAATATCTAGGCAAGGGCAGAGAAAGAGCAGTAGAAAGAGTTAGAGCGTTAGATGATCTATCTAAAATGTTAGATGATCCTAAGTTCTCAAACATTAGGCCTGAAACCCAAGATGTTTTAAGGCAAATGGTTAAGGCTTATGATGGTTATGTAAAACAAAAAGAAATATTTGAATTAACTGGTGGCGATAGAGAAGTTATAGACTTGGTAAAAAGTGGAACTCTAAGTAAAATAAAAAATCTATCTACCTTTAATGAAAATACATTGACAGCATATATGTCCATATTTAGTAGATTACTAGGAGAGTAAATAGATGGCAACAGATATAACATTACAGGATTATTTAAATAATGATCCTAGTGTTAAAGAGGCTAAGAAGATCCTTAGTGAAGCTACTAAATCACTTACCGGTGCTCGTAATGTTACGCCAGATGTTTTAGCAGAACTTCAAAGAATCCAAACTACAGCACAAAATACTTATAATAAACTTGTCGCAAACGCTACAGCATATTTTAAGAAAAATTATATTGGTATATCTACCTCTGGAATTACAGATTCTATTGCTAGGTTAGAAGAATCAAAAAAATCTGCCCCTAATCAAGATGCTCTAGATTCTATTCAAACATCTATTAATGCACTTAAAGAAAATTTAAAGAATCCTAAGCCATATGTAGAACCTGTAGTTGAAACAAAAAAACCTAAAGATAAAACAAAAGAATCAACCCCTAATCAATCTAAAGAACAAACAGATCTTACAAATAAAATACAAACTCAATATAGTGAGCAGGTAGCTGTTGCTGGTCAAAGAATTGCAGCAATGGATGGTACTCAAAGAATAGTTTTAGCAAAAGATTTAAATAAAGCCTATAATTTAAACCTACCAATAGATGGTAAATACTCTAAAGAATTAAAATCTGCTTATGTTACAGCTCTTTCAGATAACTATGTACGTTCTTTAGACTATAACAAAGATATACCATTTGCAGAATTTTTAATAACTGCTGGTAATGAGGGTACATACAGATCAGGTGGCGCAACAGTGCCAACTGTGAATGTTTCAGATCCTACTGAAGCTGCCGGTTATGTAAGAAGTGTGTTTAAATCTGTTCTCCAGAGAGATCCAACTGCTGCTGAAATATCAAAATATAGTAAAGCACTTCAAACAGCAGAAAAAAAGAGTCCTAAAAAAACTGTCAATGGTGTTACTACTGGTGGACTTGGAAATCCTTTAGAATTTTTAACTGTTGAAATTCAAAAACTTCCAGAGTTTGCTAAGAAAAAAACAGATAAGTTATCTCTTACTACTCAATCTATATTAGGTACCGCTAAGGCTAATGGTATATCTTTAAATCAAACTCAAATTGATTCCTTTGCTAAAAGAGTCCAAGATGGTACAGATATAAAGATTATTGATAATGAGATTCGCGGTATTGCAGGACTCGGTATGCCTGAGAAGGTACAGAAGTTACTAGCACAAGGCATAGATCTTGATACTGTTTACTCACCTTATAAAAACCTTATGGCATCTATACTAGAACTAAACCCTGAATCAATAGATCTAAAGGATCCAACTCTAAGATCTGCTATTGGACCCGATAAGGAAATGCCTATCTATGACTTTGAAAAAAATCTACGCAAAGATTATCGCTGGCAATATACAGACAACGCAAAGAGGGATGTTTCTAATGTCGCACTTAAAGTCCTTAGGGACTTTGGATTTCAGGCCTAACTATGTCTACTAACTTTGTATACGGTTCAGGCAATCCTTTATTTCAAGCACCCAAAAAAGAAACTAAAAAAGAAACTAAAAAACCTACTGAAACTAAAGCGCAGATTGATGCGAGGATTGCTACTTCTACTCAAAGAAAAATATGGTATTGATCCTAAGACTGGTGGTCCCGTAACCACCACTACAGCAGGTAGTAGTGGATCTACTACAACTACTTTAACTGATGAGCAAATAAGAGAGAATGAACGAGCTTATCAAAGACAACAAGATGCTGCCATTGAAGCAGAAAAGAAGCGCCGTGCAGGACAATCTGCTTATGACCTATTACTTGCAGAGTTTAACAGATATGGTCTAGGCACTTTACTAGATGATGTAAAGGATCTTATAGTAACTGGTGCTGATGAAGCATCGTTGACCTTAGCCTTACGTCAAACTAAAGCATATCAAGCTCGCTTTGCTGCTAATAAAGATCGTATTAATAATGGGTTGAGAGCCTTGTCAGAGGCTGAGTATGTAACTCTAGAAGATCAATACCAGAATGTAATGCGTAATTATGGATTACCTGCAACCTATTACACTAAAGATGCTACTGGTAAACAAGCAGGATTTGAGAAGTTTATTGCAGGAGATGTATCTGCCTCTGAGTTAGAGGATCGTATATCTATTGCACAAAAGAGAGTTATTGATGCAGCACCACAGGTTAAAGAAGCGTTAAAGCAATTCTATCCTGATATTAAGGATGGCGATATTCTTGCCTATACTCTAGATCCAGCACAAGGATTAGCAAACATTCAAAAGAAAGTATTAGCTGCTGAAATAGGTGGCGCTGCAATTGGTTCTAAATTAGATACATCTGCTGCTAGAGCAGAACAACTTGCCAGTTATGGCGTAACTGCTGAATCTGCTAGAGCAGGTTATGGTGCTATTGGTGGCGGTCTTGAGCGAGGTAGACAATTATCATCTATCTATCAACAACCAGACTATAATCAGGCAGTAGCTGAAGAAGAAGTATTTAATTTACCAGGACAAACCCAAGCAGGAGAAAAGCGTAAGAAGATTATCGGACTAGAGAAGGCCACCTTCGGTGGACAAACTGGAGTTTCAAGCGGAGCACTGAGCCAAAATAGAGCTGGCTCTTACTAACTAAGCCTGCCATCAGGACCACCGGTCTGATGGAGTGATAACAAAACCGGTAGTAGAAGCCATACAGGAATCCCCAAACTGTATGAGGTCTACGACAACTACAACGAATGGGAGATGGACTATGTCCAACTATGACTACGAGGATGATGACGAGACCGACACAAGTGTTGAGTCATTAAGCAATGATCTCGTTAAACAACTACGCAAGGCTAATAAAGCAAAAGATAAAGAGTTGGCAGATCTTAAAGCTAACTTTGAATCTTTAAATAAAGCGCAAAGAGAACGAGCAATCAAAGAAGCCCTCGCAAGTCGCGGGGTAAATCAGAAGATTTCTTCTTTTATTCCGCAGGATATAGACCCAACTGAGGAGTCTGTATCAAAATGGTTAGAAGCAAACGCAGATGTGTTTGGTCTTCAAACCGAAGAAGTACCCCAGAAACCTAATGTTGATCCTGCTCAAGCGGCAGCGTACAAGAGGATGACTAATACTGTTGAGCAAGGGATTACACCTGAGCACAATGACGATATTATGAAAAAACTTATGAACGCTAATACTCGCGAAGAGTTAGATGCAATCATTAAGGGATCTGGACTCTAATCCAATCCTAATGAAAGGTAATGCCCAATGGCAATTCCAGGCGGTAGTTTAACCACTACATCCAGCATTAGCAATTTAGTCACAGCAGCATACGATCAGTATGTAAGAATGGCACTTCGTTCCATTCCTGTTATGCGCTCACTTGCCGATGTTAAACCAGTTCAACAGGCGATGCCAGGATCATCAGTTGTATTCTCAATCTATTCAGATTTAGCACAAGCTACATCTACGTTGACAGAATCAACCGATGTTTCCTCAATCGCTTTAGGTAACCCATCACAGGTTACTGTAACCCTTGCTGAATACGGCTCAGCCGTTTCAACAACCAAGAAGTTAAACCTAACTTCATTTAACGATGTAGATTCAGCTCTTGCTGACATCATCGCTTACAACGCAGCAGACAGCATTGACAATGTTGTTGGTCAAGTTCTTTGTGCTGGAACCCAAGTAATTTATGCAAACGGTCCATCAGGAACAGTTCCAACAGCATCTAGTGCAGTGCTTCCAGTAGATACAATTACAACTGCGGATATCCGCAACGCTGTAGTAACTCTACGCACCAACAAGGCTTTGCCTCGTATCGGTGAGCTATATGCTGCATATCTACACCCACGTCAATCTGCTGACCTTCGCGCCGAATCAGGCACCGGAGGATTCCAAGAGTTGACCAAGTATGTAGAGCGTACACCGTTTACTGCTGGTGCAGTTGGTGTATTAGAAGGTGCTTTCGTAGTAGAGACACCTCGTGTACTTAACGGTCTAAAGTTGGCTGCTGGTATCACTACAAGCACAACTATCACCAACGTTGCTTTGACATCTAACGTAGTAACAATTACTACAGCAGTTGCTCACGGCCTCGGAACAGGTCAGGTTGTAACAGTTGCTGCTACAACTAACACAGGTGTTAACGGCACATATACCATCACAGGTACAACATCAACAACATTTACCTATGCACTTACAGCATCTAACATTACATCAGTTGCTGACACAGGTACTGTTACATTTACAAACAACTACCGTGCAATTATTGCAGGTCGTGAAGCATTAGCTGAGGCGCAAGCCGCAGACATCTCAACCATCATTGGTCCAGAGATTGATGCTCTACGCCGTTTCCGCACAATCGGTTGGTACTACTTCGGAGGCTTTAATCGCCTACGCGAGGCAGCACTTGTCCGTATTGAGTCTTCAGCAACAAACGGTTAATTGTTCGTTAGGTAAGGGGCGGGTCAAACCGCCTCTTATCACTAGAGAAAGAAGATTATGGCATACACACTGATTACACCTTGGCTTAATCAAACCTATGGTATTGATTCATCCAATCCGTTTTCTCCGTATGCTCGTTTAGCAGGAAAAGAATTTAATGGTGGAACTGTTAATGGCAATATTCCAGTAAGCCTTACAGATATTCCAAGAGGTGTATCTCTATTAGTAAATGGAACTACTGTTACTGCAACACAGACACCAAGCCAAGATGATTTGGCAGCAGCAAGTTATTATTATCTAGGTGGACACGAGTACACCATTAGTGACTATGAAGCTAACGTTTTAATCAATGCTGGCTATGGCAGTTATGTGACTCCAGTATGAGTAACTGCACTTCATCTTGTAAGACCAAAGACCACGATAATTATGGCGAATGTTTACGATCTAATACACCAATGTTTGTTGGAGTCAATCCAACCAAGACTGGTTGGGATCAAGACAAAGTTAAAAAAGATGAGAAGGAAATACAGTCTTATTGGGATGCGACTCGTCAAGGTATAGAGCCGCGCTCAACAAGAAAGAAAGATATAGATGCAGCAGTAAAACTATCTAACGATGCCGGCAAAGCGTTTGACGGTATCTCACTAACTTACAAGGAGTAACTATGCCAAATGTAGATGGAAAGAAATTCCCTTACACAATGAAGGGCAAGGCTATGGCTAAGAAAGCAATGGCTAAAAAAGCTGGTAAGAAAATGGCTATGAAGAAAATGGGTAAGAAGAAATGATGAACAATTCAGAAAATTCAATGATGGATGATATGGGTATGGAAGAGGATCTAATGCCTTATCCAGCACCAGACAAGCAATATCCAAATGCAGCAAAGTACTCATCTTATGAGTCAGTTCAAACTGGCGCAATGGGAAAGATGCCTAGCTAATGAAGAAAGCAAAAGGCGCTAAGAAGGTTGCCAAAGTAATGAAAGAGTTTAAAAAGGGCGAACTAAATATTGGCAAGTCTGCCAAGAAGGTTAAGTCCAAGAAGCAAGCAATTGCTATTGCTTTATCAGAAGCAGGGATGTCTAAGAAGAAAAAGAAGTAATGGCATCTACTGGTACCTATAAGCGCCACGATGGATTTAATCCAGTTCAAATTAAAGACGGATGTATTGTCCGTCTTAATAAGAATGGCACTGTCCGATCAATCTTAGGAAAGTATGGAGAGTATGGCAAAGAGTCCAGCGTGGCAAAGAAAAGCAGGTAAGAATCCTAAAGGTGGATTAAACGCTGCTGGCAGAGCATCTGCTAAAGCGCAAGGTATGAACCTTAAACCTCCAGTAAAAAAGGCTGAGGCTAAGAAGTCACCTAAGTCTGCTGCTAGACGTAAGTCTTTCTGTGGTCGTATGTGTGGAATGAAATCTAAATTGACCTCTGCTAAGACAGCAAGAGATCCAAACTCTAGAATAAACAAGTCCTTACGGGCTTGGGATTGTAGTTGCAAATGAAAAAGAAAGTAGCATTTTGGGATAAGAAGAACCCTAAGAAAACTTCTAAGAAATTAACGCCAGCACAAAAGAGTGCTGCTAAAGCAAAGGCTAAGGCTGCTGGTAGACCTTATCCAAATCTAGTAGATAACGCAGCAGTAGCTAAAAAATCTAAAAAGAAGTGAGGTAGAAAGTGGCACTAGGAGTATCAGGCACAACATTATTAGATGAACTAAATCGCCTAGCAAATGGTGGCACTTACCGAGCATCTTCAGAAATGGTTGGGGAAGCACTTGCTGCTCGCCAGTGGGCTGTACAAAGATCAGTAACTACTAACCTTACAGATACTGTAGGTGTATTAAACGCTATTAGTAGCCGTACAGATCCTTCAAAATTCCTTGACTACAATGGTGTATGTAATGCTTTAGCATCTACTACTGGATTACCAGCAGCACAAGCTCTGAGAGCGATCTCAAGTTGAGTGCTAAATATAATTTAGTCTGCGAACAGGCTACAACATTTAATTTTTTATTTACTATCAATAACAATAACACCCCATTAAACCTAACAGGTTATACAGGTGTTATGACAGTACGCCCATTTGTTGGTGCTACTACTACAACTGTTGTAGCAAGTACTGCTAATGGCAGAATGACTTTGGGTGGAATAGCAGGAAGTGTAACTGTTCTAATAGATGCTACAACTACTGGTGCTATCGGTTCAGGAAGATACGTTTATGATCTAGTACTAACATCTGGTGCAACCGTAACTAGATATCTAGAAGGTAAGTTTATAGTGACGGGAGCTGTGACCCAATAATGTCAGAGACCGTAATTGTTATAGAGAACATCACACCACAGGTTGGTATAACTTTTTCAAGTGATCAAGGACCACAAGGTGGTCAAGGTGCTACAGGACCTACCGGTCCTACTGGCTCAACAGGAGCCACTGGTCCTACGGGAGCCACAGGCTCTACTGGAGCCACAGGCGCAACTGGTAGTACTGGTCCAACTGGACCAACTGGAGACACTGGTGCGACAGGTGCAACAGGTGCTGGTGCAACTGGAGCAACGGGAGCAACAGGTGCTACTGGCTCTACTGGAGCAACTGGCCCTACGGGTGCAACTGGTTCTACGGGATCTACAGGCCCAACAGGGCCAACAGGTGCCACAGGATCTCAGGGCGCAACCGGTGCAACGGGGTCTACAGGCCCTACAGGGGCCACAGGAGCCACTGGAAGTACAGGAGCGACTGGAAGTACTGGACCGACAGGTGCAACAGGCTCAACGGGCGCTACAGGCGCTACTGGCCCAACGGGTGCAACAGGTTTAACAGGTGCTACAGGACCGACAGGTTCCACAGGTGCAACGGGAGCGACTGGAGCAACGGGTTCTACAGGTCCAACTGGACCTACTGGTGCTACTGGATCTACCGGAGCAACGGGTGCTGGTGGAACATTAGGTTATTACGGAGCTTTCCACGATACAACTACCCAAAATATTGCAAGCACAACAACTGCTTATCCAATAACTATCAATTCAACTGATGAATCAAACGGAGTTACTATTGGTTCTCCTACATCAAGAATTGTTTTTAGCTATGCAGGAACTTATAACATTCAATTTAGCGCCCAACTAGTTAGCACTGATGCTTCTATTCATAATGCAACTATTTGGATTCGCAAAAATGGTACAGATGTTCCTTATTCAAGTGGACAAGTTGCTGTTACTGAAAAGCACGGTGGTATAAACGGACAAATTATTGCTGCTTGGAACTATGTCCTTACCGTTGCCGCTAGTGATTATATTGAATTTTATTGGCAATCAGAATCTACAGCAGTTTCTATTGAAACCATTGCTGCTGGTACTACACCTACAACACCAGTAACACCTTCTATAATTGTAACTGCTCAGCAGGTTATGTACACCCAACTTGGACCAACTGGTGCCACAGGTGCTACAGGATCTACCGGTCCAACAGGAGCCACTGGTGCTACTGGTGCCACTGGTGCTACTGGAGCGACAGGTGCTGCATCAACAGTTCCTGGACCTACTGGTCCGACAGGAGCAACAGGAGCGAGTGGTGCTACTGGTGCAACTGGACCTACCGGTCCAACAGGTGCGACAGGCGCAGGTGCAGATGCTATCCCAGTAGCCTTATTCCTGGGTGGAATGTAGTAGAATCTCACAATATGAGAATTGCTGTATATACAATTGCTCTCAATGAAGAGAAGCACGTTAAGAGATGGTATGAGTCAGCTAAAGATGCAGACTACTTACTAATAGCAGATACTGGTTCAACAGATAAGACAGTAGAAATTGCTGAGTCTTTAGGTATTAATGTTATAAAGATTAAAGTAGATCCTTGGCGCTTTGATGATGCTCGTAACGCATCACTTGCTGCAATACCAATGTATATTGATTACTGCATAGCACTAGATATGGATGAGGTTTTAGTAAAAGGTTGGAAGAAGGATTTACCTAAAGCTCTAGAGGCTGGTGTTACTAGACCAATATATAATTATGTATATGGTTGGGATGAAAACGGTAAACCAGATTTAAACTTTGATGGTATTAAGATCCACGCCCGTAGAGGATATAGATGGAAGTTTCCAATCCACGAGGCGGTATCTCCTTATAAAATTCCTGAAGTTAGAGCAAGAATAGATTTAACAATACATCATTTCCAAGATAAAGAGAAGTCTAGAGAACAATACCTAGATATGCTTGAGATGGCAGTAGATGAAGATCCAAAATGTTCTCGTAGTCTTTACTACTTAGGTAGAGAGTATTACTACAAACAAAGATATTATGATTCATTACAGACTTTTAAAAGATACTTAGAGGAATCCACATTCAAAGCAGAGAGATCATACGCTCTGCGAATGATGGCTAAGTGTGATCCTGATAATGCTGAGAAACATTTAGAGCAATCAATAACAGAGTGTACTAGTAGAGAGTCAGTCCTAGCACTAGCTAATCATTATTATCAACAGATGCAGTGGCCTGAATGTTTTAGAGTTGCAACAAGAGCGTTAGGTATAACTGAAAAGCAAACAGATTTTATGGCTGAAGGTTGGGCTTGGGGACATATGGCTGATGATCTAGTAGCAATAGCAGCCTGGCAATTAGGTGAGTATAAAACTGCAATAGAACACGGTGAGAAGGCGTTGGCCTTTAGCCCAGAGGATGAGAGATTACAGAACAATTTGAAACACTACAGAGAGAAGATAAATGAGCACTCTTAACGATATGGTAGATGAGATCAAGTCTAACCTGCAAGGTTATACCTTGCGACAAGATCGTATTAGTTATGTAGCTAATGCTGCTGGATTAAGTACCACCAGTACATCCATTACTATTGGCTCTGCTTCAAACCTTGCTAAAGGTATTATTGAAATTGATGATGAACTTATCTTCATTGATTCTTTTGATAAAGCAAATAACATACTTAACGTAATACCAGGATTTGGTAGAGGCTATCAGGGAACATCCCCCGCACCTCACTCGCAGTATGCTCAAGTTACTTTAGCTCCTACATTTCCAAGAACTTCAATCAAGAAGGCTATCAACGATACTATCAACTCTTTGTATCCTAGTCTTTGGGCTATCTCTTCATATACTTTTACCTTTAACGCATCCGTAACAACCTATGCTCTACCAGATGATGTTGAGGATGTCTTGTACATATCTTGGCAGACTACTGGATCAAGTCAAGAGTGGCTACCACTAAGAAGATGGCGTTTAGATAACTTTGCTAACAGTGCAACATTTAATACTAATGCTACTTTAAATATTTATGACAATGTACAACCTGGTAGAACAGTTCAAGTTTACTACACAACCACAGCTAACACATTAGATGCTAATACTGATGACTTTGCTGATGTTACTGGCTTACCACAATCAGCTCAGGATGTAGTAACTCTTGGTGCTTCCTATAAATTACTATCATTCTTAGATGCAGGTCGTATTAACCTTACATCTGCTGAGGCTGATAATGCTGATAGCAAGACTCCATCCACTGCTGGTGTTTCAGCTTCTCGTTATATCTTCGCTCTGTACCAACAGAGATTAAACGAAGAGGCGTTGAAGTTGAAAGACAAGTACCCAATACGCATACACTACACAAAGTAAGGAAGGTTAATGGCACTTCGTTTATTTAGCTCAATAAGTGTTGAGACAACACTAGCATCTAGCATTAATAGCTCTGTTACATCTATGACGGTAGCAGCAGGAACTGCAAACTCCTTACTTGGTGGAGTAACTCTAGTAGCAAATAGTCAGTTTACTGTAGCAATAGATCCAGATACTATTAATGAAGAGATTGTCTTTATCACATCAGGTCCATCAGGAAGCACCTTTGTAATAACTAGAGGTCAAGCAGGTTCTAGTGCTATTGCTCATTCTGCTGGTGCCAGCGTTAAACACGTTCTTACTTCAGATGATCTAAACGCATTTGAAGCAGGAGTAGAAAGCAGTACCGGCGGAACTATCAGTAGCTTACTTTTAATGGGTGGCTAACCAAACACTAAGGAGAAAAACAAATGGCAACAAACTACAAGGTGCTTGGTCAGAGCATACCAAGCGCAGCAACAGCAACAACTCTATACACAGTACCAGCAGCTACACAGTCTGTAGTATCAACTATTACAGTCTGTAATCAAGCAGCAACTGCTGCTACCTATCGCATTGCGATACGAGTTGCAGGAGCAGCATTAGCAACAAGTCAGTACATTGCATATGATGTATCACTACCTGCTAACGCTTCAGATACGCTAACACTTGGTATCACAGTAGGTGCTACAGATGTAATCACAGTTTACTCATCAAGTGCCACAATGTCCTTCTCAGCTTTCGGAAGCGAGATTTCTTAATATGACAACAGGAAGATTACCTTCGGTAGAAGGTGGTATACAACCTACAATTGTAGATGCTAAGGGAGATATCATTACAGCAACTGCTGCTGATACTCCCGCAAGACTTGCAGTAGGTGCTAATGATACAGTACTTACAGCAGATTCAACAACAGCAACAGGATTAAAGTGGGCTGCACCTGCTGGTGGTGGTATGACTTTGTTATCAACAACCACTTTATCAGGAACAAGCACACTTATCAGTTCGGTAAATCAAACCTATAACAATCTTTTTATAATAATTAAAAACATAGATGTTAGTTCAGGAACTAATGCTTATGTAAGAATAGAGCCAAACAGCACTACTAATGCAGTTGCATATTCAAATCAAATTGCCACAGGTGGCACTATCTCCACACAAGGCGATGGCGGTTTTCCTGGAATACCATTAAATAAAGATGAATATGCTGCCTCTAATACAAATAATGCTTGGGCTTTAGAAATCTACAATTATGCTTCAACAAGCAGTCACAAGCCTTTCAATTTGGCTGGTGCTTTTGTTGTCAATAGCACCAATGCAATTCAATCAATAAACAGTTCTGGTTCTTATAGAAGCAACACACAAATAACTGAATTTAGAGTTTATTCAGGCAGTTCTGGTTCTTCATTTAATGGTGGAACTGTTCTAATTTACGGAGTAAAATAATGACAAAACCAATGATCAGAATACACAATACAGAAACAAATGAAGTTATTGATAGAGAAGCGACTGATGATGAATTTGCTCAATTTGAATTAGATCAAATACAAAGTCAAAAGCGAATAGCTGAAGCCCAAGCAAAGGCTCAGGCTAAGGCTGCATTACTTCAGCGTTTAGGCATAACCGCTGACGAAGCAAAACTACTACTGGAAGGTAACTAAATATGGCAACTGGCAGAATAGGGGTTACACCAACCCTAGGAGTTCGCTGGTCTAAAGCTCCAACAGGTGGTACCACCTCGTTGAGTGGGCTAGATGACAACTCCGTATCCCTAGTATATTCAGTAGGGTACGAGCAGGTATACCGTAACGGTACTCTTCTATCTCGTGGTAATGATTACACAGCAACTAATGGAACTACTATTACTTTAATAGATGCCACTATTACTGGAGACATTATTGAGGTATTTGCTAATGAACTAGTACCACTAACTGATGCAATCAGTAAAGGTCAGTTCAATGCTAAGGGTGCATTACTCTCAGCAAGTGCTGCATCAACACCAGGAGTATTAGCTGTTGGTGCAAACGATACAGTTCTTACTGCTGACAGTAGCACTAGTACTGGATTGAAGTGGGCTACCCCTGCTGCTGGTGGTATGACTTTATTATCAACTACAACTTTATCGGGTGCAACCACCACTATTTCTAGTATTAGTGGAAGTTATACAGATTTGTTTATAGTTGTAAATGATGTAGTATGTAGTGGAGGTTTTGAATTTAGAGTAAAAATTAATTCTGCAACCAATAAAATATATGGAACAATAAGCACTTTAAGTTCAGGTAGTTCTGGTGGTACTAATATGGGCGGAACGGAACAATTAAAATTAACTGGTTCAGCGGCTGCTAATGATGTTTTTGTGGGTAGTTTATACATTACGCAATACGCTTCAACTACTTACAAAAAAACATTTATAGGAAGTTTTGTGAGTTATGATAGCCCTAGTTATGTGAACAATTTGTCGGGTGCAACATTTTGGGATACAGCAGCAATTTCAAGTTTAACATTTTCGCCAAATACAGGCACTTTTTCAAGCGGCACAGTTCTAATTTACGGAGTAAAATAAAATGAGTAAACCTTTAATAAGAATCCATAATGTAGAAACAGATGAAATCGTTGACCGAGAAATGAACGATGCTGAATTTACTAAATATCAGGCGGAGCAAGAATTAGAAGCGCAACGCCAAACCGAAGCCCAAGCAAAGGCGGCACAACGCCAAGCTCTACTAACCCGTCTGGGTTTAACAGAAGAAGAAGCAACAATCCTACTAGGAGGTAACTAATGCCAATAACTAAAGCATCGGGTAATGCGGTAACCGCAGCAGCAAAGGGTGACCTTGTTGTAGGTAGCGCTACCAATGATTCCTCAGTCTTAGCGGTGGGTGCAAACAACACAGTACTCACAGCAGATTCCACAACCGCCACAGGTTTAAAATGGGCGGCTCCCGCTACTGGTGGTGGAATGACTTTATTATCAACAACTTCTTTATCGGGTGCTACTGTCACTTTATCTAGTATAGATCAAACTTATACTCATTTGGAATTGTACATTTTTAAATATACAAACTTATCAAGCAATGGTGCTTTAATTGTCAAACCTAATGGTAATAATAATGTTCAAGCAAATGGCGGTAGAAATAACAGCAACAGCGCAGCAGTAGCAATTCAAACTGATACTGCAATATCTCCTGGATGGAATACATTAAGAACTAATGCAGATAATGCTGCAATTATAACTATTTACAATTATGCTGAAACTGGAAAACATAAAAATATAACTTATGTTGGTGGTGGTGTTGATACAAATAGTGCGTATACAGGAGCATTTTTAAGCGGTATTATCAAAACAGATGATGCAATAACTAGCGTTGACATTTTCAGTAATGGTGGAGATTTTAATGGTGGAACAGTGAAACTATATGGGGTGAAATAATGGCTAATCCAATGATAACAATACACAATGTCAAAACAAATGAAGTTATTGAAAGAGAAATGACTGATGCTGAATTTGCAATTAGAAAAGCAGATTTGGAAGCAGAGTTAAATCGCAAAACCGAAGCCGAAGCAAAGGCTCAGGCTAAGGCTGCAGCACAGGCAAAACTTGCAACACTCGGTTTAACTGTTGAGGATTTACAGGCTCTAGGTCTTTAGCATAATCTCGAGGAATTGTGCCTAGTAAGTAATTTATTGCAAGGAGAAGAATGATTTATTTCCTAGCCTATCTAGGATTCTTTTGTGGTCTAATAATTGGATACATCTATGGGAGGTCTAAGTAATGGCGTATGGCGATGATATGCAATGCAATAAATGCAAAGCAACTAAGCCAAAGTCTGACTTCTTCAAAGAATCAAAATTTACTCGTGGTTATAGATACTCCTGTAAAGATTGCGAAAAACCTATGCGAGAAATTTATAAAAGTAAACCAGAAAATAAAGTACGAGCTACTAAAACTCGTAGAAGTTGGGTAAGGAAAACTAAATATAATTTTCCTCAAGAGTTGTATGACGAAAGATTAAACGATCAAGGCGGAGTCTGTGCAATATGTGGCACAGATAATCCTGGTGGGCGTGGACAATTCCACGCTGATCATAACCACAGTACTAATGAACCAAGAGGTGTGCTTTGCCACAACTGCAATGTAGCACTTGGTAATTTTAAAGATAATCCAGAATTGCTACAGAAAGCAATTGAGTATCTCAATAAATATTCGGAGGTTGAATAGTGGCTTATAGTGATGATATCACCGAAGGCATCCCGTATGTCTTATCCAACCCTGCTGGTGCTACAAACTATTCAGCTACTGGTGTTAATTATGATATGGCTATTGCCGGTCAACCATTCTTTATTGCAGCATCCGATGATTCACCTTATCGTAGAGTAACTGCAAAGTATCGTAAAGAACAGTATGACCAGACCAGAGAAGCTGGTGAGCAATCACTTACTGGTTGGTGGTTCAGATCTCAATCAACATTCCATCTTGGCGCAGGTATTAAATACTTTGAACCAGCACAGGATGAGTCACTTCGTTTCCAGTATACAGAGTCTAAAGGTGTAGATGTCTTTACTAAAGGACAAGTTACTCTACTAAATAGCACTGCTAGTTTTTATTCAGGCGCAGCACCTGCTCAACTAATAGGTGTTAATGATGGTACTGATGACTGTATCTTCTTTACAGATGGTACAGCTTTAAAGAAACAAGCATCATCTGCTGGTTCACCTACTACTATTTCTCAAGCTGGTACATCATCTACTATATATAGCCTTACTACTAATGGTTCTAGTTATTACTTTATTAATGGTACCCACATTCACAAAGGTTCAGTCGGTGCTACACCTGCCGATACTGAAATCTATAATGCTACCGTTACTCGTGCCACAATCCGTTATGTAAAGCAGCGCCTTATCGCTGCTATCGGCCCTACTATCTATGAACTAGATGCTACAAGGACTTCTTCTACAGGATTACCTACTGCATTTTTTACCCATCCCAACTCATCTTGGGTATGGTCTTCTATATCAGAGGGACCTGGTGCTATCTACATATCAGGATATGATCCTAATGGAACATCCTCATCTGTTTTTAAAATTGTCTTAGATGTAACAAGTTCTAACTCATTAGGTTTTCCAACTCTTGAAACACCTACAGTTATTATTGATCTACCAGAGGGTGAGCGCATCAATGACTTTGATGTATACCTTGGTACCTATGCAGTCCTTGCAACTAATAAAGGATTTAGAGTAGGCGTATCAGATACAAATGGTAACATCCAGTATGGTCCTTTATTATTTGATCAAGCTGCCTGTAACTCAATAGCATTTAGAGATCGCTTTGCTTATATTGCAACCACTATTGATGGTGAGGCAGGACTAGTAAAGGTAGATCTATCTACAACTGTAATAGCTAATAGCCTAGTATTTCCTTGGGCTTGGGATCTAGTAGCAAGTGGTGTTGCTGCTGCATCTAATCAGGTAGCCTTCTTTGGTAATACAGATAGAGCAGCCTTTACTTCTGGCAATGTTATCTACGCTGAGTCAACAAGTAATAAGGTAACAAGTGGTTACTTACAAACAGGTTTTATACGATATAACACATTAGAGAATAAATTATTTAAACTACTTAATCCTAGAATAGATACCACAAATGGTGCTATAACTATTAAGTCTATTGATTATGCAGATACTGAATATAATATAGGTGGTTTTGCTCAAGGTGCAGCAACTAGTGAACTAGGTGTACCTTATCCTAACTCAGCGCAAGAGTATCTTGCATTTAAATTTACTATGTCTAGATCATCTACTGATGCAACTAAGGGTCCATTATTTACTGGATACCAACTAAAGTCTTTACCTGCTGTACCTCGCCAAAGAATAATCCAATACCCTTTATTCTGCTATGACCACGAGAGCGATAACTTAGGCGTTGAGGTGGGCTATGAAGGTTCAGCCTATGATCGGTTGAGTCAACTAGAAGCGATAGAGAATGTAGGAGACACCATCAGAGTAGAAGACTTTAGAACTGGTGAGTCATACATTGGATTAATTGAAGAGCTTGACTTTATAAACAGAACCCCAAGTGATAGACGATTCTCCGGATACGGTGGATTGTTAATCGCTACTATTAGATTGATATGATAATATGACACCGAATGAATGGGTAGGACTGGCAGTAGCAGCAACGACTCTTGTTGGAGCGTTAGCAATGACAGTAAGACACCTAGTTAAATATTACCTATCTGAACTTCGCCCGAATGGAGGCTCAAGCCTCCGAGACTCCGTTGATAGATTGGAACGACAGGTTGAGGAAATTTATAGCATCCTTATTAATCGTAGCAAACCTTAGCTTATTAACTGGTTGTGGCTACCAAGGCTGGATGCGTTATCCCTGCCAAGAGTTTGAGAATTGGGAAAAACCTGAGTGTAATCCGCCTCAGTGTTTAGCAGTAGGACAGTGTACTAAAGACCTAATACCAGATTCTGTAGGAGATACTGATGGAAAAACGTCAACGACTAAGCGCTGAAGAACTACACGCTAGATTAATAGTAGCCATTGGAATCATTCTGGCTATTGTATTTGCTGGATCAGTCTTCTCTTTGCTCTATGCGTTCTTATTTATTACTCAACCTTTAGGTGAACAAGCACCAAATGATAAAGCTGCTATTGATCTAGTATCAACCCTGTGTGTGTTCCTTACAGGAACCCTTGCGGGGATCGTATCTGCCAACGGACTAAAGAGTAAGAGAAAGGATGAGGATGCCAAATGAAACTACTTGCAAAGAGAGCAACACCTGCTGCAATAGCTGTGCTACGCCAAGCGACAGCGTTGTATCCGAAGCGCAACAGGCTATCAGACGGGTTGTTGCCTTCATCGGCACACATTAAACAAAGCCCTAACTCAGATCACAATACTGGATTAGCAGTTGATCTAACCCACGATCCTAAGAATGGTGTGGATTGCATAGAAATCTTTGAGAAGTTAAAAGAGGATGCAAGAGTTAAGTATTTGATATTTCAGGGGAAGATCTGGTCTAAAGAAAAAGCCAAAGAGGGTAACCGCACCTATACCGGCAGTAACCAACACAATAAACATTTACATATTTCTATAAACGATGAGTCAGCAAATGACACATCACCTTGGTTCTGGTGGATGAATCAACCTAAAGCGATCAATACTTTGATTGCTTCGGTTATGACTACACCAGCAAAGAAAGCATATAAAGTCCCAGTGTGTACCTGTTGCAAGGTGCATAGCAAGACAAAATAGAAGGAGAGAAAATGAACCCAACGTTCAAGCAAGCAGCACTAAGTTGGTTCCGAGCAGCAGCCGCAGCAGCAGTTGCACTGTATGTAAGTGGAATCACCGATCCTAAGCAATTAGGCGCAGCAGCATTAGCAGGTCTAGCAGGACCATTATTGAAGTGGCTAGATCCATCAGCTACAGAATTTGGTAGAGGCTCAGAGTAATCTAGTTTACTGCGAGGCTATACAGGGCCACCCTTTTAAACGGGGTGGCCTTCTTTTTTTATGCCTTAAATTTCCCTGGCTGGATCATCTATTGGACAGGGAACCACTACTAGGTTGCCACAGTTAGCGCAGGTTGCATCTAACATATACCAAGAGATCTCAAAGTTATCAAAGGTAGCTAGGATAGAGAAGACTTTAGAGCCACAAGGACAAGCGTGTAATGGTCCTAGAGATCTAAGATCTGTACCAAATTTATCAGGTATCTTATCTTTATTTTTTCGCAGGGTTGGTAGACGGAACATACTGACCGTACTATCGCGGCGCTTAATGCGCCGCCCGTACCGTAATTCGCCTCACGGCTCATATGGTACACATTCTGGGACTAGTAACCGATAAAGATCGTATTCACGGCGTGTCCTTATCACATCCCACCATTGTCTGTGCCTAGTGCTACAATTAATTTAAGACAAAAGGAGGGGCTATATTGACTACGGTTGTTGGTATTCAAGGAAATGGTTATGTAGTTCTTGCTGCTGACTCACAGATTACTGAAGATAATCTAAGAACAATTAGTTTAGGCACACCCAAGATAGTTCAAGTTGGTTATGTTGCCATTGGAATTACCGGTGATACTAGAGCTGGTGATATCTTAACTTATAACTGGAAGCCACCAACGTATAGAGGTGAAGATCCTGTCCAGTTTATGGGTAAGAAAATGATTCCATCTATTATCAATGCCTTCAATAAGAACACTTATGACTGGGCTAATGTTGATAAGAAAGATGGTGGCTTTGATTATCTAATAGCCTTTGATTCTAATCTGTTTCATATTGCCTGTGATATGTCATTTATACAAAATGAACTAAAGGTTTATGGTATTGGATCAGGTGGTCAATTTGCTACTGGATATCTATTCTCACTTGACTATCAGGTTATGACTCAAGATAAAGCAGTTGAGATAGCACAGAAGGCAGTAGAGATAGCCAGCATATTAGATATCAATACCTGTCCACCTATTCAGATTGCGGTGCAGAAAAGAAAAAGTAAATGATCATAAAGACTAGAAAGTTTGCTATCCAAGAAGCCTATGAAAAGGGTTATGAAGATGGCGTCAAGGCTTGCAGAGATACCAATACTAACTGGGAGGAACAGAACAAGATGAGAGAGCAGTGGCTACGGGATAATCCCGATGCAGGATATATAGGATGGATGTCAATATGACCGATCCAAAAGAATTACTACTACAAGTCTTACGAGATAAGGATGCTGGTAGGGCTAGATCTAAACAGACACAGGTAGGTCCATCAGAGTTGGGTGGTTGTCGCCGTAAGGTTTGGTATCGTCTTAACGATCAACCTGAAACTAATGATAATGAATTAAAACTCTCAGCTATTATGGGTACTGCTATCCACGCTGAGATAGAGAAAGCAATATCAACTGCTGATCCAAAGGGTGAGAAGTATTGGGTTGAAACATCTGTTGAATACAATGGAATGAAAGCTCATATAGATTTATATATACCAGAAACAGGAGATGTGATAGATTGGAAAACCGTTAAGGTTAAGAATCTATCTTACTTCCCATCGCTACAACAGCGTTGGCAAGTTCAGGTATAT